CAGGCTCTATGTCAAACAGTTCAGGCTTTGCCAGACTCTCAACGCTAAAACTTATACGAGTGCAACAACTATTGCCACTGGTAATTACAGGAATACCCATAAGTGTTGCTTGCAGTGCTACCATACTGTTATACGCAACTACACAAAAACTATCTGCAAGTTGTTCTTCAAGCGGAGGATAATTTTTTACTTCCTCAGATGTATGCAAATGCAGCAAAAATCCACGCTCGTCAACTACAGGCTCGCCTGGTTTGCGTCTAACAACAATTTCAGCATCAGGCATATACTCACGAATTTTTGCAACTGTGCGCTGTTCCCAATCTCTGTCATTGAAAAACCAACCCACTGCATCTGTAGGCGGAAGCACAAGTATCTTTTTGCCACGCTGTACGTTAGGGCGCCATGGTTGTAGAGAATATTTTTCAAATGAATCAAATGCTTTACTATCTACATCTCTAAGTGTAGTACAAGCATGTCCATTTTTTGTAATGCGCAAATATCCTTTACCGCCGTATCCAGGATTGTAATAAGCATGATCCATATAGTAATAGTCTATGCCTTTGGCTTTTGCTTCTTTTAGCATTAGTCCAGTGCCACGTAGTATGCCCAGTGTTGCAACTGCATCTGTGTTAGCGGGCATTCCTGACTGTAGGTATTGCTCTATAGGCACATGCTTTACTTCCCACTTGCCGTTTGTTGTGTGTCCCTTTCTTATCACGCCGCGAGCAAACGCAATTGTAAATTCTTTAGTAAGCCGTCTGTTGGTGTCAAATACAATTAAGTTAGGCATTCTTGTGCAAACCCGCTTTCGATTTCATTATGTGTAAACTGACTGTAAGCAAGATTGTTAAACCATTGCTGTCTGTCTACACGACGAGGATTTTCTATTTCTTCTAAACTAGTACTACTTATATCCGCTGCAAAACTTGCTGGATCGCATATAGTTGGTATACCCATCATTTGCGCATCCATTGCTGCAAGACTAATGCAGGTTACTACACAGTGCGTGTCTTGTGCTTGTTCTTCAAATGGTACGGTCGCTACAGCAGGTCCACTAGTGCCATTTGCTCTGGGCTTGCGTCTTACTTCTATAGGTCTATCAGTAAGCCTACTTAGTGTGTCCAAGGTCATCGTTAACCACATATCAACACTCATACCAGTAATATAGCGTGTCATTGTTTCACTACTAGGGCATACTAGGATTTTTTTACCTGTTCCGTATTCTTTAGGTGTAATATTCCATTGCGCAAATCTGTCGCCGGGATAATCCACTGTCTTACGATAATGAATGCTGTTACGGCTAACACGCCAATAGTATCCTTTATCCATGTGTTCTTGCCATCTGCCCCAGTAAGGCATATCCCAGAAGTACCAGTCTATGCCTTGTTTAGATAATGTATCAATTCTCTGTTGGTTATCTTGAATAAATCCCCAAAAGTGACTTGGAGTAAGATCTATTTCGTCTCTTGTATATACAGGGCGCGAACCTTGCCAGCCTTTAAGTAGACTGCGCATTACCCAATTACATTTACTTTCACTATTCTGAGTATTATAGTACAAGTTCATAATTAAACTTTTGAAAGTCTATTGCGTAACGCTGTTGTATGTATTCTATCATTTCATCATCAAATTCTTCTTGCCAAGTTAGATTTTTAGGATTTTTCTTCACATGTGAATATTCTACATTACATCCCATTTTAGCAAGCCATTTATAGCACTTTTGAATTTCTTCTAATTTAAACCATTCTATATTTGGGCATCCACTTATCCAATCATACTGGGGTTTAGAAACTTGTTTAGGAACTCCTTGAGCTACTACATCATCTAAATTTAACAGTGTACCTTTTATACCTAGATCTTCTAATAGGTCAACTTGCTGTTGCATTTCTTGTACTGACAGTGTTTTAAGTTTAAGTTCGCCATTAATGCGTTTTTTATGCCAAGCAATTTGATAATAGTACCAGCTGTGATATCTTGCAAACGGATTTCTCACTGTTGTAAACCAAGTCTCAGGTAGTTCTATGTTTGCTCTTTGAATTTTAGAATAGTGTGCATGGGTATCACAAGGATACCATGGTGACCATGGATCTTGATGATTATTTTTGTTAGGACCTTTTTCACCATGACGAAATGCTGAACTTATACTAGATCCGCCGCACTTTGGGATGTGTATAAATCCCAGTTTCTTATTAGTAGTAATAAACATTAGTAGTTTGCACTTCTATGATCTGCTTGTCTTACATCAATGTTAGTTTCACTGTATTCTGTTTTTAATTCGTCCACTACATCATTTACATAACGACCTTGGAATGGAATTTGAAATGGCTTGTCACTAATCTTACGATATGCTGTAACAATACTTACATTCTGTGCTTTACCATCTCTGTTGTGTAGTTCATCATACGCACGTTCTAGTTCACTAACGGGCGCACGAGGTTTCTTTTGTTCATAGTAACTCCAACTATCCATGCCTGTTGGACAGTCAATGTATTTGCCTGTGTTCTGTGCTAACCACATAAACTGCCATTCATATCCATTTGCTGCAGCAATATCACGGAACAATCCTGGATGAAAACTATAGAAGCAGTGATTAAACCATGGAGCAAATGGCAGCACATTAATCATAATGCCGCCTGGCTTGCACAGGTTATGCATGTTTTCAAACACTGTACGCTGATCAAAGATGTGTTCTCCTGTGCCATTGTTTGTTACATAATCAAACTGTGTTGTGTAGTTGTACTTGTCTTTTAGTATGAAATTAAGGTCCATAGCAATAGCACGAAGTTCAGTGTTAATGTCAATAGCAAGATAGTCACTAAATCCGAGGTCTTCAAAGTATTCCCATACAAAGTTAGTGGGTCGTCTATGTACTCGTCCTGATATTTTTTCACATTCATTTAACCATCCTTCACTGTATCTAAAACGCTGATTGCCCCATTCAACTACAGTAGCACCTTCGGGCAATTGTTTGCTGATATGTGCAGTTGCTAGTTGCATTATATTATTAAATGCCATTAGTTTTTAATCTCCCTGACTTTCCACATCTTGCCTGTGCCGTTAAACTCACCAATAATGTTGATGCTGTGTCTGCGCTCTGTTGGAGCAATGCGAGGCGTAACACTGTGTACACTATCTTTTACATTTAAAAACATACAAAAGTTATTTGCACGATAAGGTACTTCAAACACAGGCTCGTGTAAACCGTCATCTACTTGTCTACCTAGGCTCTTGTTTACTTCTGTGATCTCGCCTGTTACACGATGCACTGTAAAGTTGCCGCCCTGTGCCATGTCTGCTTGCTTGCGCATGTATAGCAGTCCGGCATAAATCTCAACAGGATTATCTACATGTGGTGTACGGCTTGTGCCAGTTTGATCCACGGGCTCATGCACAACAAACTGACAGTCTGTAACATAGTGTCCACTATTGTCTACGTCACGCACACTTACTGGCTTTGTTTTTAAATTTTCATAAAATTCTTCGCCATATGCTTGAACAATATGTGGGGCAAATAGTTCTGCGCATGCACGAAAGTATTCTGTGCTTGAATGATATGCAAAAAAGTCTTGCCAAATAGCAGGAGGTTGCCACATAGTTGCTTCTTTACATTTAAAACGATATGTAATACCGCCATCATGTGGCTGTGTATGCTTAACAATCATATCCTCTGGAAATGTTGCTTCTAGTTCTCTGTAAAATCTATCAGGCATTGCGCCTTCTACGCACACATATGGAAATGGATCACTACGCACTTCTGTTACATTCTGTATTACACTTAAATTACTCATATCGCTTGTCCTTATGCTCAAATACAAAATCATTTTTCCATACACCAGTATTTACATAGCCCAGTGATTCTAAAAAAGTGCTTGCTAAATTTTCTTCTGTTGCCCATCCGTATTTGATGTCGCCACCGTTTTGTTCGATTACTACCATTGGCTTATGTTTGTTTATTGTTTCCACTGCGCCTTGCAATACTTTAAGCTCATAGCCTTCAACATCTACTTTAACAAAGTCTACACTATTAAATGCGAAACTGTCAAGTGTTTCCACAGGTACATTTGTTCTATACTTACTGGGTTGTATTTTCACAGTGTCATCTTTGTGTACTGCGCCGCCGTTCATATTAACTAATCCTTGCTTGTCACCAATGCCACAGTTCCATACTTGCACACGATCTTTGGGAATGTTTCTATTAAAATGCCCTACTAGTGTTTGTCTCCGAGGCTCAAAACATTTAACTTGTTGAAAATGTTTAAGCAAATAGTGTGTGTATTCTCCAAAACGACAGCCAACATCAATTGCAGTTCTGCCCTGTGTTTTAGAAAAGAAGTCTTGCATATAAGCGTAGTGCTTGTGTATTTGATTAATACCTAGACCATCATGTGAAAAAACAAGATCGCCATTGTCCTGATATAAATCTTGTTCAAACGTTAGCTCTTTCATTTTTTTATACCCTCACTCTTTTGCTCTTGTGTTGCATCATACTCATGAGGATTTTTTAGTTTTTCCTGGCGTATCTGTTCTTTTGTTACCTGACGCAAATCTTTCCACCATTCTGCATCATGCTGAAAGCCGCCAACAATATCACCTTTGAGACTTTTGCCTACTTCTTTTCTAAAGCCCTTTAAGTGATCCATGTAAGCACCTAGTACACTGTTAATGAATACATGCCCACTAGCGTTTGGTCCACCAAGGTCGTTAAACTCTACACCCACTGCTTTAAAGTCCTCAACTAGTTCGCCGAATATAAAACTATCGTGATATTCGTCATGTTCAAAGATATCATCACTTTCATAGATCCAACGCCATTGCTCCATAAACTCAGAAAACTTTGGATGATTACGATTAAACATCATCCAGCCACACTCGGGCCAAGTCTTGCGTCCTAGGTATGTTGCTAATTGATTCTCATTAGGAGCAATACTGTGTAAAAACTCTAAGGTCATGGGTGTATGTGTTCTTACGTCAGCATCACACCAAATAAAAATGTCTGTGTCACAGTGTTCTGCGAAGTGCCACAGTGCAAAAGTTTTGTTTGCAAATCGACTAGCATCCCAGAGAAAACTTTTCTTAGTTTTGTCTTTGTTGTGTCCATGTGCATGCGGATTGTTCTTGTGTCGCTCTTGCCAACTTTTTAAATCTGGCAAGGTTGTTCGTTGGTCGTGAAGGGTAATGCTATGGTTACCTTGTAGAGCAGGGTTATGATCCTCAGGATAAATTGTTAAGGGCACTTCTTTGGGCCAGTTTGCATTGTATCCTTCAATGAACTGCTTGCCATATTTCTTATAGCCAGTTTCGTGCCAAGTGGTAAATACTGATAATGTGCGCATATAACTATTTATAGGTTTAGAAATACACAATGAAAATTTCACACTTTCCTGGTAACTTGCCCAACAATTCACAACAAGTATATCCGCAACTAGTGGATGCTATACAACAAACAGACACACTCGTTGAAAATGACTTGGATGCTGATGCTGCACTTATATGGAGTGTGCTGTGGTATGGCAAGATGGGCGCAAACAAACGAGTATGGGATCACTACCGCGCACAGAACAAGCCAGTCATTGTCATTGAAGTGGGCGGGCTTATACGCAACACCACTTGGAAGTTGGGTATAAACGGGATCAACAGAGATGCAGACTTTGCTGTGGATGCTTACATGCCAGACGATAGACTAAGCAAGTTTGGCATTGTATTACAACCTTGGAAGCAGCAAGGCGAGTATGTGTTAATTTGCGGGCAGCATGGATACAGTGAGCAGTGGCGCAACATGCCTGATATGGACACATACTATCGCAACACTATTGCTGAGATACGCAAGGTCACAGACAAGCCCATAGTTGTTCGCAGTCATCCTCGCTACAGAGAGTCGCTACACTGGGCATGCGATATGCAGTGGTACAAAGAGCAAGGTGTCACTTGGAACATACCCAAGCATGTGCAGCAAACCTATGACAGTTTTGATTTAGAGCATATGCTAAAGCATACACACTTTACTGTTAGTCATAGCAGTAACGCTGGCATTACTAGCATTATACATGGTGTGCCTGCTGTTGTTAGTGAAAGTAGTTTAGCATATGATGTTAGCACAAAAATGGACTCATGGTTAAGCAAGCCTGATAGACACAATTGGTTAAACCGTATGACATACACAGAATGGTTTGCTGATGAAATTGGCATACAGTGGAATCGCATTAGAGCAAAACTATAGTGTTGCATATTTGCAACAGTGTTACTAAAAAGTAATAAAAAGGTTGGTTTTGACGAAAATCTTTAGTATAATACTTATAAATATCCTTGTTATGTTTTCGCCAAGCTATTCGTGTGTATACACCTTTTTGCAAGCATGATAAGATAACAAATAACAGTAGAAGAATACTGTAAAATAAACCCTCAAAGGAAATTTAAGACAATGAAAAGACTACTCGCAACTACTGCGCTACTAGCAGTATTGACAACACCTGTTATGGCTGATGTAACCATCGGCGGAGACATGGAATACTCATATCAGGACAATGACGGAACAACATCAACAGCAATGGACGGTGATATTAACTTTGTAGCAAAAACTACAACAGACACAGGCTTGACATTTGGTGCAGATTTTAATCTTAACCAAGACGGCAATGATGATGGCGGCAACAGTATTACTGTTAGCAACGATCAGTTTAAACTTGATCTAGGTGATGTAGACAGTGCGCTTGACGCAATCGACGATAAGACAGACTTTACATATGTATTGGGCAATGGTTCACCAAGTGCAAACCATTCATCAATCCTTAGTTTGTCACCTCTCACAGGTCTAACACTTAACATCAGTAACGCAACTGGCACAGACTATGGCACAGCGGCTAAAGAAGGCTATGCATACAGTGGTACATATGCAATCGGCAGTATCGCAACTGTTGGTGCAGGTCAGATGAAAAATGCTGATGACACAGAAGCAACTCTTATGAATGTAACTGGTGCACTAGGTCCAATTGGTCTTGCATATGAAATTCATACAGACACAACTGCTGCTGGCGTTGACACAGACACAACTACAATGGGCGCAACATACACAATTGATGCACTTAAGGTTGGCGTTGAAACAATGAAAGCAGAATCAGCTGGTACAGTTTCAAGTGATGAGATTACATTTGGCGCACAGTATACTGTAGCACCAGGTCTAGTTGCATTTGCTGAAATGACAGAAGATGACAAGACTGCTAGTGAAAAAACTACAGCAATTGGTCTTGCAGTAAAATTCTAATTTAAATTTAGGATAATAAAAAAGCAGCGGAAACGCTGCTTTTTTTGTGACTTAACTGGTGTGCCATCTATAATCTTGCACAGTGCCATCTAACCAAGTAGTAACTAATCCTTGATCTTTAAGTATGCCGTTTTGCATGATTACTTCTTCCATGTTTGCATTTACAAAGCCTTGTTCTACCATACTATACCAAGTTGTAGTATAAGGCAAAGGATCTCTTTCTTTATACACAACTACTTGTATAATGTCCTCAAACTTGCGTTTTTGCAAATAGTAGTCTTTAACATCAAATCCATTTAGTGCAAGCAGATAAAGTATTTGTGTTACAGTAAATGTATTGTAGTGTTGTGCAGGTGTGTAGTGCTGAAATCTATGCTGCAGCACATTCACTGTGCTGGGTACATTCAAGTAAAGCATGCCTCCCATGGTCATTGCACGATTGACACGCCCTAGAAACTCTAGTGGACTGTAAATATACTGCATAACATCATGGCACCAAACAACATCCACTTTTACACTTAGCATAGGAGTATCAGTGTTAAGGTCATGGTTCTTGTAGTCAATGTTGTGCCGCTGAGGTTTAATATGTTCGCAGTTTAAATCAATGCCGTGACATGCAATATCCAGGTATCTGCCTGGCTCACCATCTTCGTTGATATCACGCATGTTTGCCCAATACTCTAAATGCGACCCATTGCCGCATCCCAGATCAGCCATGTGTTTAATACTGCGCTTAAAGTCATCAAACTGATTGAGAAACTCCAGCGTTTGTTCGCCTAGTGTCATGTTAGTCAATTCTAATATCTTCCATACCTGCTGTGCGTAAACGAACAACATGTCCCATCTGCCATTGCTTAGTGTCCAAGCCTTTCATAATGCCTAGCCATCTGTTACGCAACAGTGCCACTTCGTTGATAATAGTTTCAAAGTCAATAACTTCATCTTCGCCATCTACATACTTTTCTGCATCGCGACTTGTTAAAGCACGGGCATATCCTTCTAAATACTTTTGAAAGTGCTTGCGTCTGATCTTGCGTAGTTGTATGTTGAGGTAGTTAAGCACCGCTTCAATCTCTTGTAGTTGATTGAAACGATGCTCAGTAATACCTGGTAATGCAGTGATATTACGTTCTACAATACCTTTAACATGACACTCACGCTTTGCTTCTTCCAGTTCACTTTCATAAAAGTTAATGAAACTTGGAATAGCACCTAAGTCGTTAACAACTCTGTTGTAGTATTGGCTCAATACTCATCTTCTTCGAGTTCGAAGTCCTCTTCTCCAAGCAAATCTTTTACACTTGCTTTGAGATATTTGTCTACACCACCAAGTTTAAACAAATCTTGTTCGTCAAGAATTTCTTGCATATCTTCTACAAAATGATCGCTTGCTAACTGTCTATCCTTTGCTGGGATATATTCTTTAAGAATTTTATAAGCGTCAATTACAACTTCAACATCACTCATTTTTTTACCTATACAGTTCCGGAAAAATATTTTTCAATTTTTTAATATTTTTGTTAGTTTCATACCATTCAATATACGCAAAAAAATCATCACGCAAAGATGGGTCATATTCTAAATCATTAACTTTTACTAATAAATCTTCGTAACTAGTTTCAATGTCGTTAATAATATTTTTGTTATTTACTATATCTGTTAATAGATTTTTCTTTATATTATCAGGCAACGTTTTTATACTAAGGCATTGAGGATTGTATACTATGTTAGCACCCAATTTTATGTTGTTGTTTTGACACCATTTTGCAAGATCAGCAAAACCTAGTACTGTTGCTGTTTGAAATGTATATAACACTGTCATATCTATTTTTGGATTTTTAACAGCCTTAAGAACATTTTGTTCAACTTCATTCCATTCCGATCCAGATCTAGCCCATTCTTGCACTTCGCCTATTCCTTCTAGACTAACACTACATTGAATATACTTGAAATCACCTAGAGAGTCAATAATATCTGAAAAATTTTTACTAGCATTTGTTACAAAGATTAAACTTAATTTCTTTTTTTTACTAGCAGGAAGTTCACGCAACTTATCCATCAAAAACTTATCTAAGAATGGTTCTCCGCCTAGAAATTTTAAAAATCTAATGTGCTTATTATTTTCTATAATATCATTTAAATACTCAATATACTTCTTATTTTTGAATGAAAAACTCTTTACTCGCTGCAAATAATCGGGATCTGTTGCAAGTTTAGATTGAACAATTGGATGATCTATGTCGGACATCCAATTTGCATAGATCAACGAGCTATCCTCAGGGTTGCACATAACACAAGCATAGTTACAAGTATTTCCTACTCTAATATCCGCGGCCAGAATTATATCACTATTAAAGTCATTTTTTTTGTCGAAGTATACATCCATCCAATTTGAACTATTGAAATCTTTTTGAAATGATAATAACGAGTTCAATTGCCGCCTAAGACTTGTTATGCCATTTTTTTCATTGATCCAACACTGACTACAATGTTCTGATTTTACTCCGTTTGAAAGATCTTTTTTTAAATCCAATATTGGCTTAGAATTTAAATACTCCAAAGAACTCATTGATTGACTGGGCATATTTTCTATAATCTTATTAGATATAGCACAACAAACACTTTTAGACATGTCATTAGAATTTCGAATCTGAAACCACGGAGCAACACAAAATGTTTCTTTGCTATTATTCATTCTCTTCTAATACTTCGCCTGTTTCTGGATCAATAGCTTCATGTACATCACCATGTCCATCTACTGCTAGTGCTGCGCCTTCTGCAACATCATCAATACTTAGTCCATCTTCATTACTAATGTCATCCATGATAACTTGAAGTTTATCACCTGTCCAGCCTTTACGGAACTCTAACATTTCTTCACCAGCGGTAGTTGTATACTTTAGTCGATTGCCTTGCTTTGTAAGCATACCTTTTGCTTCAAACATGTCAAGTAATCCACTGTAAGGATCCATGCCTGTTTCATATGGAATCTTAACCTGCACTGCTTCAAATGGCTTACTATAGCGTGTTTTCATAACTTTACATGCTGCACGGATACCATTTACAGTAGTAGTTTTGTTGCCATCTAAATCTTCTTTGAGCTTTAGTTTACGCATTGCAATAACAATACTACTTGCATAGATAAAGCCTTGTCCGCCACTGATCTTGTCATCTGGATCAAACATATCCTGCGAAGCATATGTATGGTTAGTACACACCATACCTACATTGTAACTACCAATCATGTTAACTGTGTTACGCACAAGACTAGTTAGTGCTTTAGGTTTACGTCCCATGTCACCTTTCATGTCGCCTTTGTTAAACTGGTCAACATCTGTAGGTGTCATCATCATTCCCAAACTGTCAAGTACAAACAGTACTTTTGGACGATCTTCTTCTGCCATTGCTTTGTAATCTGCCATAAAGGTGCTGAATGTTTTAGCAACATCATCAATCATGCTCATGCTTAGTTTAAGCAGTTTGCTTTCATCTGTGTCAACACCAAGTGCATGTAGCCAGCTTTCGTCTAGTGCGTTCTCACTATCAATCACTACAACAAAGATACCTTGTTCCTGTGCAGCTCTAATAATATTACCACTAGCAAAGTAACTCTTGCCTGCACCTGATTCACCAGCAAACACTGTAACTTTGCCCATGGGCACACCACGATAAAAGTCTCCACTAATAAGGTAGTTAAGTGCATAACTTCCTGTGCTGATCCAATCTGTGGGATCGTGAAATCCGATGCTTAGTCCATCAATGCTTTTTGTAATGTCTTTTCTAAATTTACTTACATCAAAAGGCTTTGCCATTTATGTCCTCCATAATTTTGTTTTTAATTTGTTTGTGTCCGCGTCTAGTTGGATGGCTTTCCCATTCTACTGACGTTTCTGCAAAGGTTTGTATTGATTCATTTAATTGTATACTATTGATCATAGTATGTAAAGATTTTAAATAATCAAAACGTTCCTGTAACATATCATCTGATAAATTGTCAAATAGTAGATTATCTCTTAGTTGCTGTTTAAATGTTTTTATCGACCCATCCCACCAACAATCATGTGAAAAAACAAACCTTTGCACACAGGGTACATTCATCAATTTGCATGTATTTGATATACTTAATGAATATAATAAAGTCCTACAGTAGTTAAGATACCAATCTTGTAAGACATATCTATCTTTTTTGGGCCAAACTGTTATAATTTTACTTGTTTGCGGATTAGTAAATTCATAACGGTTAGTATTAGACCAAAGTACTACTACTAATGTAGAGCTCTCTGATATATTTGGCAAAACATACCTAAATATACGGTCATTACTACATCCTGCTCTACTAAAATCTTTAAGTTCTAAGTTTAAATCTTTAGCCAGTAGTGCAGGCCAACAGTTTTGCCGGTGACCATCCAATTCTTCCAGTGGCCAATTACAAAAACTATCTCCGCCTACAATTAACATGAATTTATCTATCTATTAAAGTGAGGGCGACATTGCTGCCGCCCTCTGTGCCTTATGATTGGCGGTTACGGATCATCGCTAGGATGTCTTCTGCCCGCTTGCTTTCACCTTCAGGCGCCGCTGCTGGTGCTGCCACTGTTTCAACTTGTGGAGCAGGAGTAGGAGCCTCTGCAATTGGTGAAGGAGTTGCTGCCGGAGCAGGTGCTGGGGTAGCTGGCGCTGCCGTTGCAGTAGACGTACTAGAGGTTGAGGAACCTGCAGGAGCGTCAATACCATATGGACGATAATACTGCCCCCAACGCTCAACGTCGTAGGGCTGTCCATCTACACTTGCTTCGAACATCTCTTTAATGCACTGCAATTCTACTTCAGTAGGTTT